CTTCTTTCTGAAGCCGATTAGATCTTCACGCTCGTCTGAATCAAGCCGCAAAAATCCACCTTGTCTGAAACGAATTAGTCCTTGTACACAAGCATCAACCAAGTCATCATGGTCTGCATTCGGAAACGCAGCCATCTGCTCAACTAACTCGTGCGCCCACCTCGTATCAGGTGCCCATACTTTACCCGACTTGAACAAATCAGTCACCGAGTTTAGACGCACAAACTTATCATTTCCTCTAGACGGGGTGTATTCACTCACCACAATCCCCATCCGCCGGAGTTCAAAAATTAGTGGAGCGCCAGCAGCTTTAGCCTCAACCACAAAAGCATCAGGCTCCCAATCCTTATAGTGGTTAAACGCTTTCTCCTTCAGTTCAGGAAACTCCATCCTCTTCTGGAAAGCATCTAACAAAATAATATTGATGTCTTCAGGGTTCTCATTTAAGTGAAAAACGCCAAGGGTCACGCAGGCGGAATAGTCTGATCGCTCATTCTTAGTGAATGCCGTATCCCAACTCTGAATGATAAATTCACACCTAGGAGGATCCTCATGCTCCCAAATCTTCCACCACTCCCTCTTAACTAAAGCACCCTCTTCTCCCGTAGGGTTCTGCTGATACTGGGCGTTCCACTTACTAGGGGGAAGTTCATCTCTCAGAGCCTCTAGTTCTTCTAAGCTCCAGAACTCTGGCCACAAAGGTTTACCACTAGGCATGATCGCGGGCAGTTCTATAACCTCCCACTCTTCACCCCTATCCCTACTAGCTGCATCCTTAATGATTCTACCAGTCAGGTCTTTCTCCGACCATCTGGTCATAACGACAACAATCGTACCTCCCGGCTGTAAACGCTGTCTAGGGCCAGAGGTGTACCATTCATAAATCTTGTCAAAGACCGTCGGGTCTCCTTGAGCTAAAGCCGCTTCCTGTTCAGAATGGGGATCGTCAATAATTAAAAGATCCGCACCTTTTCCGGTAACCGTACCCCCGACACCGATAGCAAAGTATTCTCCGCCCCCATTAGTAGCCCAGCGGCCAGCAGCTTTGGAATCTTGACGTAGCGAAACATTAGGAAATATTTTTGAGTACTGATCACTGTCTACTAAGTTCCTAACCTTACGGCCAAATCCCACCGCGAGATCAGCCGTGTTCGAACATTGAATAACCTTCTTATTAGGGAACTTTCCAAGGAACCACGACGGCAACAGATACGAAGCAAACTCAGACTTAGTATGCCGAGGAGCCATGTTAATAATTAATCTCTTAATCTTCCCATTAGCAACATCCTCAAACTTCTTAGCCATGAGAGAGTGATGTCTCCCAGATACAAAACCGGGCCACATCGTCTTGATATAGTCCATAAAAGACACCTGCGCCTTTTCCCGCACAAGCGCATTCTTGTACTCATCAAAGTCAGCCAAGAAAATATCCCGCTCGTTCTCCGGCAAACTATCAATCAAAGTATCCAGCTTCATGTGTGACTTTATTCAAGGTTCCTGAAGTTAATATACACAGGTCTAATCGTCCTACCCTGTCTATCCACCTTCTTTATAACACCTATATTCACAAGCCGCTTAATTATTTTTGAAGTATTTGACATACTCATCTTCCCACGCTGGTGAGCTATGTCCTTCAAAGACGGACTGAACCCATACCTCTTCCACCACTCATCAATTATCAAAAACACTTCCTTCTGCACCGGGGTCATCTCTACCTCCATACACTCGTTAAACGTCTTGTCACTCTTTCGAGCGGTCATCTTAGGATTAATTTGGACTCTAGAAATCATTTATCATTTCTACGCAGAAATCATTAATCATTTCTACCCGGGGTGTCTTCCCTGAACGCATGGGTGGGTATGCTGCCAGAAACTTTTTCTGGGGGTGGGGCCGAATCGGATTCTTCTACTGATCGTTCGGGTTGAATAGTATGTATAGGATCTTGGGACTCCGCAACGTCGATTGGGGGGGTCGGGAGTGGGTGGGTCTCGCCCGCAAGCTCGCGCAAAAGGGTGTCCGCCTCCACGAATGTGACATCCTCCGCGCCCGCCTTCAGCATCTCGCGCAACTGCCCCATGATCTTAGCCTTCGTGTCCTCGCTCGACCTGATGTGCCTGATCTCTTTGCGCTCAGTGAATGCCGACACTTCTGTGACTGTGCCGAGTACCTTGCTCGCCTGTACCTTCGTCGCCTGTTTAGCCTCTGGGTCAATCAGCACTTGGACAAGCGATTGAATTACTAATGCCCTCAAAGCTTCAGGGGTGCGATGTTTAGCCCCCTCTAAAGCCAGCCTGTAATGCTCAGCCTCTAGGATGATCCTTGGATCCTTGGCTAGCATGTAAGGGTCTTTGGCTAGACTGCTTGGCTTAGCGTCTGCCTTGTATGCTTTGCGGTATGCGTCTGCCTTCGTCTTACCCATCGCAAGCCCCTTCGCGAATTCCTTTTGCTTCCCTGTTAAGGCTCTATCGGAAACGCCTAGAAGCTCTGTCATTGGGACTTGCTCTAGCCCTTCCTTGATCTGCTTCCTTGTGAGTGTTTTCATCTCTTTGTCTCTCCTACGTTATTGGGGGAATGGGAGGCAAAGCCGTTCCGCTTCGCTATGTCCCGACGGGGCGATTGGAACAGAAATGATTTGTAATTTCTAGCCCTTTTGTGCAGCTTGTTTTTGTAATGAATTTGTTTTCAAAATGATTTATTGATTCTCTGCATTTTTGAAACCAAACGTATTACATAGGGAAAATACCTAGCGTTGATTTTAAAGGCTTTTTTGATACATGGCACGTTTCTATTATGCTATATATGTGTAAGGCACAACATTTCGTTACACTGCTTTGCACCAACTTGCAAAAGGACTTAAAATCATGACAACAATGCAACGCGCCATGACTCAAGATCAGGCAGAGCATTTTTATAAATGGCTCGAAAAAACAGTTTACCGCGATGAGCAACACACAGTTGAAGAACAAATACACGCGCTATTGCGCGACCATCCCGACCTCGTTAACACACGCACATGGCCTGAAATGCGGAACATGGCTCAGCATATAAACATCGAGGGATAAACCATGTACACGGCTCAAATTAACGCACACGGAAACGTCATTGTTTGCAAGGGCGATGACGTTCGCAACTCTTACCGCGTCATTTTCACCGGCACTTATGCCGAATGTATGCGCCTGAAATTCGAAACCACCTAAAGGAAAAACCATGAAAAACCACCCTGAAACGACTCACTTCTACGCCTCATCTGTTTGCACTTGGATTACCACCAACGAAAAACGCAACCTTGTGCAACTGCTCAAGCACATGGAAAAAGAGGGCAACCCTTACAGCCTTTACCTTGTGCCTGTTCCACACGACGCATCTTACGAAATCAAGATGTATCAGCCCCAAGTAGAGGGCACTCAGTGGGTAGGGTTCTTTGAGCCTAAAGCGAAGCGCTAAGGCATGCCTGAAGCCCTTGTGTGAGGGCTTTGGGGATTACTTACCAACCACCAAAAGGAGAGACCATGACAACCTATGAATTCAAGATCGCAAAACACTTTGTGTCTGCCCTCATCAATGACGATGAATCAGGCTTGACCGATGACGAGGGGGCGCAACTGTGGGAATGGCAACAAAACCTCCCGAACCATTACCACCTCAAAGCACCGATGCACAAGGTTTTCGATGTGTCACCCGATGAGGGGGAAAACCTCGATCAATGCGAAGTCTGCGGGTTACTCGCTGACTGTGCAACTTTGACAGTTAATTACATCTAAGGGAGACCATCCGATGACTTACAACCCAACTATTGCATATCACGCCAAGCACGAACTGCGCGGGTGGTCTGAGGTTTGTCGCTATCCCGCTGACTGGGCGGGGTGGCACACCTTCGACAAAAGCATGATCGAGGAACTTCTAAAAAACGGCTCGCATGTTGTCACTTGCGGGTGGAACATGTACCAACTAATTGACGACACCACCAAATAAAAGGAGACCATCCGATGACTGCCATTGTCCTAGACACACCCGAAAAGATCGCCCGCTTTCGCCTTCTAGCCCTTCGGGGGGCTTTGCGCCTTGAGATCGCGGGAATGAAAAAGCGGGGTCAATCCGCTTATCAGATCCTCAAAAACGAGGGCTATACCGGCACACGCGCCCAAGTACTTGAGCAACTTCACAACCACCTAGAAACCACAAAGGAGACCATCCGATGAGCTATTTTCTTTTTTCAGACGCGACCGCTTGGCACAGGGAAATAACCGCCACCACATGGCGCGAAGCTATCCGCAAAGCCCGCGAAGAATTTTCTATTTGCGGACGCATAAGGGCGACCGCCTTTAACTATGACGCTCGCGACTACCGCTTAGACGGCACGACCTACACATTCACCCTTCGCCAAGTTAACTAAAGGAAAAACCATGTTCACTTATATCGCCTTCTACAAAGGCAAAGAAATCACAGTTAACGCCCTCCGTTCGTTCGATGCTCAGGAGATCGCTAGCAAGATTTTTAAAGCCAAGAAAAGCTACGAAGTGACTGTAATGCTTGTCGCCAAAGATGACGAGCCAGTTATCCACCACCCCGCCACAATTTAAAGGAGACCATCCGATGAACAAAGAACTAGCAAACCAAATCGCCCAAGCCTACGACCAAACCTTGTATCACTCCAAGTTTTTAAGAACGCCAAGGAATAACGCACAAGTAATGCTCGGAGGGCGCACCCATTACGTTGACGACAATACTTTGCACTTCTTTAACGCAAGGATTACATCTGCTCAGCCTTCGACCTTCGGTCTGTTCTACCGCATAACCGAATCTCTCAGCCTTCCAACTGGCGGGAGAGGCTTTAGGACTGTCCTCTTTGATCTTGGGGGACAAGTTGTCTATCGCCCGACCCTTGAGGAAATGCAGACCACCACCAACAAAGCAGAAAAAGTTTTTTATAAATGGTTTGAGACCTTCGATATTCAGACCTATTACCGCGACCAAATTAGAGAGAGGATCATCCTCACAAACCGCCAAGCTAACCGCCTTGAAGATGCTTTGAACGCTTTGAGCCAAAAGGAGATCGCATGAACTACCCGACCGCCTTCGTTATCTCTCAGGGTTACAAATACGAGAGAACAAAAAGCAGCACACGAGCGAAAACCTACCGCACTTGGCTAGCCCAAGCCACCGCAAAAGACCCCGACAACCGCTTAGAGATCGTCCGATTGTTTGAAATTGGCAGATCAGAAGCCCGCACATAAAGGAGAAAACATGAAACTGGAAATTATCAAGACCAACAACGGCTACATGGTTGAACACACCCAAGGCGAGGAACTTGGCGAATATGTGTGCGATACCAATGGAGATAACTTGTTTGACACCTACACAGAAGCCGAGGACTTAATGCACACGCACTTGATGACCTTCGGCACAGACGCAGACAACGGCATGACTTGAGACTGTTACGCCTGAAGCCTTCGCCCGAGGGCTTTGGGGGGAATTGTCCCCACAACAAAGGAAAAGCAATGCTAAAAGTTAATAAATACAACGTCAGGATTGTGCGAAAGGGCGACCGCTTCGGGCGCGACGATTGCCTGACCCATGACGACGACCGACCAATGGTTGAATTCTACGACTCAAATTATCCGACCGACGACGGGCGGGGCGGGTTTGTAAGCCGTTATTACGTCGGGACGCTACTCGGGCATGAGGGCTTTTATGGGGGCGACCCTACGGGCGGATTATGCCTAGACGGGGGGCAACGTAACGCCTACACAGTCAGCGATGAGGATATGCAAACAGTCAGAACATACATTCAAGAGGCAACAAGATGAACACACGCACACGCAAAACACCACAGGGCTACATGACCGAAACCAATATCCCATTGAGCGATTCAATGCAGTTATCGCTTACCACAATGAAAAGATCATCCGGCAACCTGACGACCACCGCAGTGGTGACCATCCGAGAGGGTCAGTTCTTTACGCATAGGGTTTTCACAGATTACAGTAAAACGCTTTTGACAAGTCGTGTCGCCCGATGCACACCCAAAGCATTGGAGACCCAACACGCCCAAGCCTTGCAGAGTTTGGACGTTATCCGCGACACCATCGACCACCATTACGCAACCCTGAACTAAAGGAGACCATCCGATGAACGACGAACAACTGCAACAAGTGGCAAACCAATTAATCGAGCAATACAGGCACGAAATCGTCCGAGACCGCGATTGGTGGCATGGCACAGATGATTA